CTTCATTTCATCGACGACCAAATTAAGAAGTTCGCATTGATCCTCTGTGAACTCACTAAGTTTCATTCTGCGCCCCATCGTCATTTCAATTTTCTTGAGAATGTCAGCTGCAACATCTGGCTTGGCATTATCGCCTTCACCAACTAGTTTCTTCCATAGATCCTGAGCTTCGGCGCGGACCTTATTAAAGTCTAGCTTCTCAATCGAAGGCGTAAGTGACGAACTATCTACGACAGTTACTCCGTCTTCTTTTTCGGAACGCTCGATTGCTTCTGCGATTGCAGAAACGAGCTCTTCATATCCAAAAGGAATTTTTGCCTTCATATACTTAAAACGGCTGCCTGCAAATAGAGTAGGAGTTTCTCTTGTATAGAGATAACGCTTTGCCACTCCATCTTCCCATTCGGTTCCAATGTAACCGATAATATCAACGATTCCATTGCAAATTTCAGCCGCGCGCTTTGGAAGATCGGGATAAATAATTTCTATCTCACTACCATCAGCCACTTTTTCAATGCGTGAAGCATTGTGTGCGATTAATACAACGCCATATCCAAGCATTGTAATCTTTCGTAGTGCGTTTTCAAATTCCTTTTTGGAAGCAGAGTATCCACCACCCCAAGGGATGTCTCCGATTTTCTGCACTCCGTTCTGACGGCAAATAAACTGTTCACACTGATCCCATGCAATCGAAACAGTATCAATAACAATCGTCTAATAAAGTTCTTTTGCTTCGGGTTTTTCAAGTTGGCGCAGAACAGATTTAAAATCGCTCCAACTAGAAATGTCTACGGCCATTACGCCACCTAAACCATTATATCCTCTTTCAAAGGCACATAAAAGTGCCTTTGGAAACGAGGCGGCCGCAGTAGTTTTTCCGCTCTTTTCTTTGCCATAGATAAGTACATACTTACCTTTTAGGTCTCGACTGATAACGGAGGGTTTTATGCTGAAAATATCTACTGCCATTTAGACGACCTCCTTAGAAACCGAGGTCAATAGCTGCCTTTGAAGAAGTAGTATTTGCAGGAGCAGGAGTCTGCTTTGTAAGTGCTCTGTCCTTAAGAGTTTCGAGATAAGCCTTATGATCTTTAAGAGCGGCAGAAAGCTCAACGGGATCAAAAGCCATTTCGTCTTCGGCGGGAGCCTGGGTGCCACTGGTGACAACAAGCTCGCTTACAGTAGTAGTACGAACACGAACCTCTGGCTCACCAAAATCCATTTCCTCAACAACTTCTTGAGTGGTTACAGAGAAGTTCAAACGGCCCTTCGCAGTATAGGTCTTTCCATTCTCCCAATAAGAAGTAATGGCATCAATTACCTTGGGATTAGTAGCAAACATTTCAATAGTATCAACCTTGCCACCATACTGAGGGACAATAGCCTTAATACGAAGCTTCTTGGGTTCAACTTCAACACCTTCATTATCAGTTACATAATCAAGGGAAGAAACGGCGAACTCAAGTTCAAAAGACGCTTCGGGTCTAAAATCGTTAATAGCCTTATTAACAAAGGAAGCATTAACACGCGGGAAAGAAACGAGCTGTCCCTGCTGGTTGTAGTATTCATTCATACGAATATCGCCATTGGTGATACGAACCTTATCTGCGCCAGCCTCTCCACCGGCCGCAGCGATAGATACATAAGAGTTCATAACAGTCTCAATGGACTCATACGCAGGATTAAGCTTGCCCGCATTGGTATACTTGGAAGCGAACATATACACCGGAATATCAAGGGTAGTATCCTGGCCGTTAATAATCTGATGTACAAGAACCTTAATGTGGCCACCAATGTTCTCAACAGTATTACCAGTATTCTTGTTTACGAAAGAACCATACTTAAGATTGATTTCGGAAAGGACACCTTCTACACGTACTCTATTCTTTGCTTGTCTCAACATTTACGTTTTCTCCTTTTAAGTTTCGTTTAATAGTTTCTTTTTGAGTAGTATTTTAGGGGAGTTAGAAATAGCTCTAACTCCCTATATCTAAAAATATTACTCTTCGCCCTGGACAAAGTTCATGCCAGCATCGGTAAGCTGAACATAGGTAAGGGGCTTCTCTTCGCCCTCAACCTCAACCTTTTCACGAGTAGCAAGCTCGTGCTTTACGAGGGAATTAACGCGACCAGTGATAGAAGCGATCTTCTCGCAGCCGAGGGCGCTCATCATCTCAACGGTAGTTGCGCGGCCACCATGTGCCTGAAGGTACTCAAGAGCCTCAAAAGTTTTGTCAGTAAGCTTAGCCATAATTCATTTCTCCTTTT